TTAATAATTTTTTTCAATTGTTCTACTGTAATAGGATCTCTATCACCAATTTGTAGACAATTGTTTTCAACGGTTGCATTCTCTACTTTTAAAGTAACAAGTCTATAAAGACCATCTTCAGTAAGTTCAAATTCCAATCCGTTTTTATATTTAATAATGTCTGAAACATCTTCTGTTTCGGCATTAAAAATAAACTGATATATGTCTTCAGTATCTTCCCAAAATTTAGTTATTAGGCGACATCCTTTCGTGTAAATATCTTTGTTAAAATTTCCCATTATACGTCTCGTATTTGATCATTATAAGGATTTCCATCTCTAATCTGTAATATTTCAGCATCAAGTTGTTTATTCTTGATCTCAATAAGATCTTTATTATATTGAGCTTTATCTTTAACTTCTTGCTCTTCAATATCAAGTTTACGAGAATCATTCTCAATCTTAGCTTGAGCAGCATTACTAACCTGAGAATTAAGTCGTTGAATCTCATTTTGAAGATCAGAAATAGTCTTTTGATATTGTTTAGCGTCAGATTCATATTGTTGGACTTGTTGTTGAAGTTGTCCAAGCATATTATTTTCAGCCTTTTTAGCAGCAATGGCTTTATTCATCCTTCGCTTAAGTTGTGTTGGATTTTTAGCAAAAATGATATCCATAGCCATTTCTGCATCAATCAATCCACCTTGAATAAGTTGTGCATTTATCTGTTGAGCATTCTGCATAGCAATATATGCTTCAGAACTATCTTCAATATGAATATCTCAATCAGACATTGTAAAATGTTCTGGCAAGGCAGTAAATGTTTTTACCATTCTCTCACCAAGAACAATTGTTCCTGTCAAACCCTTTTTAAATACAGATTTAGCAAGATTAAGTAGGTCATAGCAAACTTCTCTTTGTATAAGATCCATTGCATGGAAATATTGTTTTGTGACAAGTGTAGATTGTCTAACACCTACTTTTACATTGCTAGCAGCTTCTCTTTCTTGTATTTGTCCAAGTTTTTGAGGAAATACTCCAGATATTGCAGACGCTTGTTGTTCAACAGAATCAATAGCCATCTGAATAGCCTGGATAGCTTGTGCTTTAATGGTATCATCATAACCATTAAAAGTAGTATTCATTAATTGAGCTCCTTCTTGACTAGAATCATATAATGCAATTCCAGTCTTTTTGTAAGCTTTTCATTTCTCTAATCTCTCTGGCATTTCTACTCCTAATCAGCTAGGAAGGGATGCAGCATCAATTCAATCACCAACAGTTCCACTGGTGGCTATTAAATTATCCCTGAAGTAGATTAAGAGATCTAATTTATCTTGCAAATCCATTGTAGCCTGTATTAAAGAAAATGGCATACCGTTCTTATCATTAAAGAACAAACCATTAATATTTAAAAAGCAACTACGTGGATCAGTTTTACTTCTGATATAATAATCAGGTTCTCCTTTGGTAATATAAATTTCTTCTCCTATTTTAACACCTTCGTGAAGAATAGAACGATTCTTTTTTCTATCAAACTCTATTCATTGGCATTCATAAACAGGGATAACACGATTACTAAGTCTAGTATATCATTCATCGGCATCATGTGGTCACATAGGATGAACTTCTAAACCAGCAATTATTCCAGGAGTTAAAGTTTTATCACCTTCTAAAAGAGTATCTGCAGTACCATGAACATAAATAAAATCCTTAGTATAATCCCAAGTTCTTTCATGTTCAAAATAAGTATTTAATGTAGAAATTGCAGAATCACTCAAATCCTCTCCAAATTCTTCTAAAATTTCATCCTTAGTAAGCCATCTACGAATAACAGCCCTATGAGATTTATTTAAAAAGAATGAATTAGGATTTCTTTCAATAAATGTATCAAGAGGATTTAATACTTCAAATACAAGATTATCTTTTCCTCCTGATGGTTTTGTTCTATAGTAAACACATCCTCCAACAAACAAATCAGTTAAAAGTTCTCTAAGTTTGTTTTTCAAGTCTATGTTTCTATTATGTCTAATAAAATCTAAAACGTTTTGTGCAGCAATTTCATAATCAGATTCAAATGAAGAATCAATTTCAGATTTTATTTTTTCAAGTTCCTTTTCTACAAAAGGATCGTTAACTGGTTCTTGAGAATTAAGAAGCACATTGATAATGGCGTTCTTCAAATATTTTGTTAAATATTTGTAAATCTCAGAATCAATTTTAAGTTTCTTATCTCTTTGAATTTTAGAAATGGTGTCCTCGTCTTTACAAGTAACAGTCATTTCTGGCTCTAATTCAAGATATTCACCAACAAGAACATCTATGTGTTTTTTCATCAATGGTGTAAAAGATATAGATGTAGGAGTTCCAATACCGTAATTATCTTCAAGATATCTAAACTGTTCTGCATCTCGAACACCATGATAATAATTATACGCTTTACGAAGAGCCGTTTTATCGTAGACAAGTTCTGTTATACACCTGTCTATTTTTTCCATTTCTTTTTCTTTACTCATCGCACTTTAAATTAGATTCTGGAACAATGGGATACCTATTAATACTATAGAATTTGGTTTTTTGCATCTTTCGAGTTTTCATTTCTTGCCTAATAAACTCTTTAAATTCTTCTTCAGTTCCTTCAAAGCTCAGAATCACTGGTGTAAATCATCTATCCAGGTAAAGACGAAGCTCTCAAGCAACGCCATTATGGAAAGCCCTTAACTTTCCAATATACTTACCATCTATTTCAGTATTAATGATCTCAAGTATCTCTTGTTCTAATTCTGTCATAACGTTTCAGTTTTATTTGGTATTACACCATATCTACGATATCCTCTATCATCAATATAATATCCGATGTCTCGTCAATTATTAGAAGTTATTTCGTTTTTCTTAACTGGAAGAATTCCTGTCATTGCTTCATCACCTATTTCACAACAAGATAAGGCAGCAATAATATCGAATTTTCTTTTATTCTCGTATGTATATTTCAACATTTCTTCAAGCATGTCTGGATAATCGATAGTATAATAATAATTTTGAATAAAAGAATCAATTAATTCCAATCCATGTTTAATTACTGCTTCTGTACCAGGAATTCCAATTAATCGTTTGCTACTGGTTTTTCTATTTTTTACTGATACTGCATATTCTGGGCGAGTCATTAAAAGATTATCTTTTTTACGTTCTTTTAAGTACTGTTGAAATCCAATTTTAGTATACTCAAGCATACATTGACAATCATATCAAATAAGAAGTTTCAATGCCATTTCATATGCTTGTTCAATTTTGCGAGGTCTTGCTTTATACATAGCAACATATTTTGGTTCTTGCGCACCAAATACACGTTTTTTAATTACTATACAAAATTGAGATACATCATTATCTAAAGCAGAATTTTCAGTACCCATGTCAATACCGTCAATACCAGCTACATATAAATTTTTATATACTTTTCCAGTTTCATCACGTACAGGTGGTTCGACAACAAGTAAATTAGAATTCTTAACTACAGCAGGCTCAACTTTAGTATATAAAGGAGCAGTAGAATCCCAATTTAATGCCATTGATGTAGGTTTTGTTCCCATATTCCTAACCCTAAGATTAGTCATTTGTTCTGCAATTAACTCTCCATCGAATACATTTGCTCCAGTTTTAGCAAGAGCTTCTTCTGGAACAAAGCAATGTTCAGCACATTCGTTTGTATAATCTCGTCCAGTTAGTTTTGCACGTTGTTTTTCGTAATACTCTTTTAATTTCGGTCAATTAGTAACCCCACGAGAATCTAAGTATTCCTTTTTTAATGCAAATTTATGTGCAGGAAGAAAGAATGCAGTATATTCTGGTTTACCGTCAAATGTATCATAATTTTTAAATGGTAATACATTAAAACCTTCTGGATTTGAAAATATGTTTGTAAGTCCTTCGAGTGCAACTTCATCACCACCAGTTCCAAGTGCAATTCTAGATCCAAAGTGAGTTCCACCCAATTCAACTAATGCTGCACCTTGAATTCAAGCTTTTGCTAAATTTTTAGAAGATCCAGCCTCTTCGAATATCAACCTGTCTACACGAGTACCACGAACTTTATTTGGATTATCGGCCACTATAGTATTTATTTCAGACATTCATCCAAACTCACTTCCATCCTTACTAACTTTAGAAGCCCTTTTAGTCTCATTATTATTAAATTTTTGACGAACGTGTCTTAAACCACCACAAGTGTTCATATTCAATCAGTCTAACTGAAATCAACATTTGTCTCTCAATGGTTGTAATTTATCGTCAGCTTCACTAGTTAGAAGGACTTTGTAATCAGGTTTAGTAGTATATGGTCTAACAGACATTGCAGCAACACATTCAGATAATCCACATCCACGGGTTTTTAGAATTGCTACATCTTTTCCTAGTTTTTCAGCTATTTCTACGTAATGAAATCATTCATATTGTTTAGAAAGAAAGGAAGGAAAATTTTCTTGACGTCCTTCTCCTGCTTTTTCGTTATCTGGAACTGTTTGCATTCTATAGTAATTTAAGTAATAATACATATCACCAGGAATTCTATATTTTCCAACAGTATATCCAGAATTCATTCTTTCTACTTCTCTATTCCATAAATCTCTTCATGGTTTAGAACCTTCTGGAAATTCGGTATATTTTCCTTTTTCTTCATAAATTTTTGCCATCTCTCGAAAAGGTTCTGGATCAAAATCCAATCCTTTATCCATAGTTATTGGTCTATAACCAGTTAATTCATAAGATAATTCTGGATCAAAATACAAAATTTCTTCTGTAATAGGAACATCTCATTCTTTATTTGGTCTAGCATGATGGCCTATAATTTCTTCATCTTCAGCAGCTTGAATTATATCCAATCCTTTCTGAATGAATTTTTCTTTTTCTTCATCAATCTCAAATAACTTCTTTTTTAATTCCTCTTCATAATTGGTATTCTCATTAGGCATTGATTTTTCATAAAGTTCTTTTTGTTCATCGAGAACAGTTTTTACAAGCTTAATTCGTTTACCAGTTTTTTCATCTATAGCCATATTAGTCCGTATAATTCATTGCTAATCCAACATACCTAGAGGAACTCCTCCACGTACAGCTTGTTCAGCTTCTTGATTAGTTTTATGTAATTGCTCCAACGTTTGAAGCTCAGTTCTTATTTTACTAATACTAGTTAAATCTGCTATTACATCTTTTGGTTTATATAGCGGTTTACCATCCGCATCAATTTCAGAGAAATCAATACTATCGAGATGTACACGCATTTTATATATAGTATGATAAGCAGTTTTTATAAGAGAAAGGATAGGATCTTCATCCTGAATTTCTTGATATTTATGGTATGCAGCAAGAAAATCTTCATCTTTAAGATCTTCTTCTGTAAGACCAGAATCAGCTAATGCTGCTTCATGTTTTTCTCTTTCTACGTATTTAAAATAAGGACTTTTAAAATCGAGAACCAGATAAATGTAGGTGAACTCCTTAAAAGCTTTTAAACGAAGTTCACCAGATTTATCTTCTTTACATTTATTTCGCTTTGGCTCTCAAAGTTTTGCGAATTCTTTAACTAATAATATACTATAATCATCTATTCGAAGAGAATT